ATTCAAATGGTAAAACAATATCGTTAACGTTCAAAGAAATGTTAGATAAAGTTTCTACAGAAGATGAATTGCTTGAGAGTCCTCAACAAGAAATCCCAATGATGATGAAGCAACTGCATTTTGTTTGTTATGCTGCTGAAGAGATTGGAGACTATCTGAAAACAGAAGGTCAAGATCCTGAAGAGTGGTGGCAGAACAAGTTAGCTGAAGTATTCTCAAATGTTAAATCATTATATGCTTATGCTAAAGGCGATCAAATGGTTAACGCAAAACCAATGTCGGTAGTGAAGAAATTTGCTAAAGCTGGTATGGCTTTTGAGGAAATCGAAGCAGGTTCGTTTGAATTAACAAATAAAGAATCAGTTCAGGTTTCTGAAGAAGATGCGTCAATACTAAATACAGTATTTGAACATCTGAACGAAACGAACTCAACGGAAATGTATAGTGTACTAATCGCTGATGAAGCTGGTTATAATGAAATACTATCATTCGCGAAGGAGAACGTATAATGCCTAGTGTAATTAAAGTTAAAGGTACTGAAGCTTCTATAACAACTGCTGACAATATTGGTACAGCAACTCTTGTTAGATTATATAACGCGTCCGCAGCAGGTATACTTATTACTCATAAGAAAGGTTCAGACACTATTGGTACATTTACTGCAGGTCCTGGGCAATCATTTTGCAAGAAAGATCCTACAGATACCTTAACCGCTGCTAGTGCAGTATTAATGGTTGGTGTTGCGCATTATACCTAATTGTATAAATACATTTACAAGGAAACAATTATGAATTTAATAACAGAACATATTGAAGATGTAGAAGTAATTACCGAAGCAAAAGAAGACGGTAAAAAGAGTTACTTTATAGAAGGTATCTTCATGCAAGGCGATCTAAAAAATCGCAACGGAAGAATTTATCCAAGTGCTACTTTAGAATCAGAAATGAATCGCTATAATAAGGAATTCATTGAAACTAAACGTGCTCTTGGCGAATTAGGCCATCCCGATGGTCCACAGATTAACGGCGATCGTGTTTCTCATCTTATTACTGAAATGAGACGTGATGGTAATGATTTCTATGGCAAGGCTAAAATCCTTGGTACCCCTATGGGAGAAATTGTTAAAAGCCTATTAGATGAAGGCGTCAAGATCGGAGTTTCGACTCGTGGTCTTGGTTCAGTCAAGACAGGTAAAGGCGGTGTTATGGAAGTTCAATCTGATTTCCACCTCTCTACTGTTGATATTGTTACTGATCCTTCTGCACCAAATGCGTTTGTAAATGGTATCATGGAAAACGTAGAGTATTATTACGATATAGCTTCAGGCAGTTGGCAAGCCACTCAAATGGTTGAGGAAATTGCTAAGATAGCTGAGAAAAAGTATAATCGTGTAACAAGAACTATTGATGAAGTAACGGCAGCTAGAATGTTTGAATCATTCATCCGTACTTTGAGAAACTAATTTTTTATAAATAAAACAGTTAAGTAAATATAAAAAGCAATATTTGTATTTTTACAAATTAAAAGGAGAAAAATTATGGCAGACGAAAAAGCATTCGTTTCCGACGATGGCGTTTCAGCAGTTCCAGCACCAGTTACACCTGAAGGTGGAGAAGGTAAAAAGGACAAGTTGAAGAAGACCAAAACTGATGAGCCTAAAGGCGCTGGAGAAGCAGTTAAGACACCAGCAACTGAAGAAGTAGCAGTTGAAGAAGAAGTAGAAACTATTGAAGAAGTAGTTATCGAATCTTCTATTGAGTCAATCATCGAAGGCGAAGATTTATCAGAAGAGTTCAAATCCAAGATCTCAATGGTTTTTGAAGCCGCACTAAACGAAGAAGTAAGTAAAAGAGAAGAGACAATTCGTGAAGAATTGACTAAGTCACTTGATGCAACTTTAGAAGAAGCAGTAACTGAGAAGTTAGATACTATTTCTGAAAATGTTGATAAGTATCTTGACTATGTCGTTTCTGAATGGATGACTGAGAATGAAATCGCAATTGAAGCCGGTATTAAGGTTGAGATGGCTGAATCATTACTGTCAGGTCTTAAGAACTTATTTGTGGAACATAACGTTGCAGTTTCGGAAGAAACAGTTGATGTTGTGGAATCACTAGAAGGACAAGTATCTGAGTTGGAAGGAAAAGCTAATGACCTCGTAAATGAGAACATTGACTTGCAAAAAGAAATTGCATCTTTCAAAGCAGTACAAAAGTTTGACGAAATCTCAGAAGGTTTATCTGAAAATCAGGTAGAACGTTTGAGAGTATTGTCTGAAAAACTTGACGTTGAAGATGTAGCGGTTTATTCCGACAATCTTCAAGTTATCAAGGAGTCGTTCTTCAGCGACAAGCCTCTTGTTGAGAAACATGATGTACAAGCTGAGACTGACGAAATTATTCTAGAAGAACAGGAAGTAATTAAACCAACTTCTGATTACACTTCTATTAATGCTCTTGTAGAGGCTTTCGACACAAGAAAATAAGAATAATTAATTTCTGGTTTTAAACATTAAATTAATTAATATTTTATCAAAGGAGATAGATATGAATAACTATCAAAGACTTGTGGAAAAATGGGGCCCTATCCTAGAGCACGCATCTTTTTCACCGATCACTGATTCACACAAGAAGGCTGTTACAGCCACTATTCTTGAGAACACAGAAAAAGCACTTATGGAAACTGGTGACCTTTCTGCTAACATGACAAGCTTGCTTTCTGAAGCACCTACTAACGATGCCGGTACTGGCGGATTTAGTGGTGGTTCTACTGCTGCTGGTCCAACTGCTGGTTACGATCCAATCTTAATCAGTCTTGTAAGACGTGCTGTTCCTAACATGATTGCATACGATATCTGTGGCGTACAGCCGATGACTGGACCTACTGGTCTGATCTTCGCAATGCGTTCACGTAGCGTATCTCAAGCTGGTGCCGAAGCGTTTTATGGCGAAGCTGATACTGATCTTTCTGGAGCTGGTACTCACGCTAACACATTACCTAATGCAAACACTACCTTGATTACTACAGGTACTGGTATGGGCACTGGTCTTGCTGAAGCATTGGGCGACGGTGACGGAACTAACTATGCAGAAATGGCCTTCTCAATTGAGAAAGTAACTGTTGCTGCTAAGACTCGCGCACTGAAAGCTGAATACACTACTGAGCTTGCTCAGGATCTTAAAGCTGTACACGGACTTGACGCAGAAACTGAATTGGCTAACATTCTTCAAACTGAGATCCTAACGGAAATCAATAGAGAAGTTGTTCGTACAATTTATAAGACTTCTGAAGTTGGTGCTTCTAACACTGCTGCTGCCGGCGTATTCGACTTAGATGTTGATGCTAACGGTCGTTGGTCAGTTGAGAAGTTCAAAGGCCTAATGTTCCAAATCGAACAAGAAGCTAATGCAATTGCTAAAGGAACACGTCGTGGTAAAGGTAACCTTGTTATCTGTTCTTCTGACGTTGCTTCTGCTCTACAAATGGCTGGTGTTTTGGATTATACTCCTGCACTAAACAGCAACACTCTAGAAGTTGATGACAGTGGCAATACTTTTGCTGGTGTTCTTAACGGAAGATTCCGTGTTTATGTTGATCCGTTTGCTGGTGGAAACTACTTAGTAGTTGGCTACAAAGGAACTTCTGCATTCGACGCAGGATTGTTCTATTGCCCATACGTACCATTACAAATGGTTCGTGCAGTTGGCGAGAACAGCTTCCAACCAAAAATTGGTTTCAAAACCCGTTATGGAATGGTTGCTAATCCGTTTGCACAAGGTGATACTCAAGGTGTTGGAGCATTGACTCAAGACACTAACAAGTACTACCGTAAAGTCCGCATCTCAAACTTGTTCTAAGCTAGAGATTGCTGATTAAGCAATACTAATAAGAATCTAATTTTAATTAGACATCTTTTGAGGGATCCGCAAGGGTCCCTTTTTTTGTCTTAAGAAAATGATAAATAGAAATACAATAAACAATACTATGAGAAATAACCTGAATGCCAACTTATAACTATGAATGTAAAAAGTGCGCAGAACAACTAGAAGTATTCCAGAGAATAACCGCAGATCCATTAACAACCTGTCCTAAATGTAATAAGGACGAACTAAAGAAAATTATAGTAGCAAGTGGTGGGTTTCAATTAAAAGGTAAAGGTTGGTTTAAGTCTGGTGGGTATTAGTTCTTTTATATTTTTTACTGAAGTATGATCTTAGAATAAAGATACGCGTATAAGCAATAACCGTCATGATTAGAGTGATTGTAGTGCCTATATAAAGGGGGTTTGTAACTCCATATAGTTCAATCAGTATATAAAGTAACGTCAGATTAAGGGGGTAGTTGATGACTAGACCTGTGCTAACCTGAGTTGCTACTTCTTTGTGTATTTGTAATGTTTCTTTTTTCATATTAGTCTCAAACCAAGTTCGTATCCAAGTTCCTCATAGTTTTCTTTTGGTCCTCTAACAAAACCTCGCTTTCCTGTTTCCCAATTCCGTGCTTCAATCGTTAGAGCACCACCATTAATATTAGATATACTACCAATTGGTGTTTGGCAATCTCCATCTATTCGTTCTAACATATACCTTTCAGCCATTGCGCAATACCAAGTATCTAAATGATTCTTAGATCTTATTTCATCTACAATGTTATGTTCTCTTACGGTTATTGGTCTAACAGTTTGAACAGCAATCACACCTTGACCAGGGGCAGGCATCATCTCGTTTGTTTCAAACATTCGAGTTATCTTATCTGTATAACCTAACTCCTGAACTCCTGCCACTGCTAATACAATCGCGTCATACTGTCCGGACTCTTGTTTAGCAATTCGAGTATCTATATTACCTCTTATTGGAATGATCTTAGAAAGAGGATAGAGGTCTTTTAACTGTGCCATTCTTCTAGGACTACTAGTACCTATTGTCTTCGGATCTATATGATTACCTATAAGACAATCATGGTAGTTGTTTCTTTTTATTACGCAAGGAATATCTAAGAACGCGTCGTTATCTCGAGTAACATCTTTAAAGGCATGTACTGCTATATCAATTCTACGTTCCATTAAGTAGTCTTCTATCTCCTTACAGAATACTCCTTTACCACCCATTTCTTCAATAGATGTTGTTGGATTTAGATCTGCAAGCGATTCAATAACAACTGTGCTGCAGTCCTCAAAGTTTAATTGATCTAACGCTTTGTTACAATAAGCTAATGCCAACTTGCTTCCACGAACTCCAGCCTTTACTTTCATTATGTATTCTCAGATGATGGTACTATTGGTGATGTTAATTTAGATGCTATCATATATTCAGTAAAAGATAATGTATCGGATTCACTATATGAAGTAACCATTGTTGGTATGCCTCGAGCGTCCATCTTTTCAACAAACGCCTTTGCATCTCGTGCACGCATGTCGCCTTGCTCGATTCGCTCCATCGTTATTGGATTAATCATTGCTACATTGAATAATGTGAAGTCTGATATCATGCGAATAGCAACACTCGCTTACGTATAACAGTTTCTAATAAATTACCACTCTTATCGTAAGTGTACACTGCAGTTGATAATGTATCGTCTGCGATGCGAACAACTTCTTTCGTTACAATACCGCTATTCGTGAGTGTCTGTTTTTCGAGTGGAATAAAGAGTGTATCAGCAGCGCTAATCTTCTCGATCATCAACGGCTCCCGGGTGTAATACAAGTTCCTCTTCTCCATCATCGTTGATGATTTTATGTATAAAGCCATGATCTTCTAATTGGTCAATTACGTTTTGTGTAATCAGTTTAACGTCATAGTAAATAGAAGATTCTCTACCAGCATAAAACCCAAAGCCTGTGAAGACTACTGCGGTTATTAAGAACATCCAATTTTCCATTATCATTCGCCATGCCTTGCTAACACTGCGTCTATGATTCGCTCAGGAGCCGACTTGTCATAATCAATTTGATTATATTCAGTCTCAACAAAACTTTCAGATATTGCCATCCGATAGATCTGATCTTCAGTCATAACATTTAAACAGGCACTAAGCAATTCTTCTTTAGTAAAATCAGAACCGCTTTCGGCGTCTTCCATTAATTGCTTTGCTATCTTTAACATACACTTCTCCGTTATATACAATAATTTATAATTAAACTAAACTCTCACTACTATTCCACCAAGAAGGTGCAATTCTTTTTGACCATACCATCTTGAAGCGGTCTTGTTTGGTATGGTAAAATGCTCTATACGATTTTACCGCGTCTTCAAAAATACACTCTGGGTTGGAACCCATAGCTAATTTGAATGGTGTCATAGTTTCTGTATGTTTAATCTTAGACGGCGCTGTGCGCAGTGCTTTACGAAGTTTGGTGTCTGTCATATGTATCTTACCGTATCTGAATGTGTATTCATCACAAAGAGCAACAAAATGGTCATAGTGCCATTCATAGTTCTTTGAACATTCTCTAGTCCATACAGTAGATGGGTGGTTAAAATGACATGCTTTGTATAATGTAGTTTCTCTAATATCATTTAGTTTGAAGTATTGTATCATTGAGCCTGACTTAGATGGTCGACGTTCCATAACGCCATCGACCATACGATGAACAGTTGATAGCATTTGTGCTGATTCAATAATCATCTTTACGACATGCTTGTCGCATTGGTCTTGAGCTGCTTTGACTGGGTCGTTGTCTAAAATAAAAATATTCATATATTAGTTTTCTAAATTTGATAGGTAGTTAAGAACGCGTTGTGATTGTTCCTCGATAGCCTTTGCTTGAGCAAGCATTCGTTCGGTCTCTTCCTCTAAGTCAATTGACTGCTGTACAATAGCATCTGCAGTTAAACGTACTCGGTCCATTGGGAACTCAATTATATTACTCATACTTCTTTCCTTAATTTAGATTTTATATTATACAACATTATTTGCCAAATGTCAATGGTTATTTCATTTCTTCTTCAAGTTCTAAAACGTACTTTCGTAAATCATAGAGCTCACGTTCAAGCGTATTAATATATTCTTCAACTACATACTTATCACATAGTGATTGACAGCATATAGATATCTGTTGATTCGCTTTTATTGCTAATGTCTTTTCACGACGACTCAAAACATTATCCTTTTGTTAGTTTCTTGCATTCTTGCATTCTACGAATACTCATTAATGTACCGTATAGATCATCATCTTTTTCTACTAACCAAGCTAACCATATAATTAATAAGACTCTTAAAAAGTTTAATCTATTCATCGTACCATCTTATAGGTTTGCCATAGTGATTTTCAAATTGATGTATCAGTTCTTTGTATGTCATAACAATATATTCATCTTCTATATTATCTAACCAATCGCCCAAGGCATTCCAATCTTCAGTAAGCATAGGTGCAAGTCCATACTCCTTTTTACCTGCATAGTATTCTTGTTGGTCTAATCCATATATATCAATACGACCACAGGAATAAGATTCAAGAAAGTGTTTGGACTCTGTTTTTGGGAGTATCTTACCAGAAGTCTCTCTGATCTCGAAAGGTATATCTCTTTCCTCATACCAACGAGTAGCAATAGGTCCCATCCAATTTGTACTATAACTAATCATATTTAATATTAGTCCACTTAGTATCTTCTGGCATCAATATGATCTGACCTTTAAACTCCTGCTGTAAACACAAATCCTTATAGATGCCTGCATTATTCATTCTGAGCCCGTATGTCTCCATATGACACCAATATTCAGAACCTGAGTTACCACGGAATATATAGTGTTCTCCATAGATCTCAACTTCTGTAACACCACTATTCATTCTCCATGAGTCACCATCTAAGTAGCCACCACTCCAACCGCCTAATACTTTGTAAAAAGGGAACGTGCCTTTACCCTCTTTAACTTTTAGCACTACCCAATTGTCTGGGCGATAATCTTGACTCATTTACGATACTCTAATTCATGTTCCATTGTTGTTTTAATGGCTGGGTTAATAAATTTTACATTTAGTAGTATTGATTCAATGTGAGCCGTTTCCATTTCAGCAACGGTTACATATCTGAGCGGCTGATCTCCGTTAATGCCGTACGTTCCCCAATCACATGCCTGCCTAACTACTTCAAAAGAATCTTCAGTTGTAACAACCATATCTTCTTCATCACCGTTTGCACTACGACGAATATAATCGTTTCCGCCATCAACCATATACTCTTTACCGTTTGCATCAGTATGAGTAACATAATCATGTCTATAACGACTTCTGATTTCTGTACCGTCTGGTGTACGAAGGGCATTACGTATTATTGTACTCATTTATCTTTTCCTTTATCAATCTTCTTTGGGTTACCTAGATCAATACCTGCGTTATGTAACTTCTGCATTGCGTAAACTTCATCCATATAAAGTTCGCGAACATCAGCCTCAGTCATTCTGTAAAATTGCATCACTGCTAGTATCGCACGATCTGACGGACAAGGTGGTTTAGTCATAGCAACCATCCTACACCATAACCCAGCATGAACACTGCCAGGTATTGTAATATGGTGATAACTTTATTGCCACAGAAGTATCTACTCATTAACTTCTTCCACGGTTATGTTCGTATGGAACAGAATCAACCGGTTTAGCATGCTCGGAATCCCAATCTCCAAATACTTCAGGAGATTCGACAGCAGCTTTATCCATGTAGTAATCACCTGGGTAATGCTTGAGGCAACGATATGCTTCTTTACGGATTTCTTTAGGAACTCGTGGAGTCTTCTTAGGATCCATTAAATCGACTAAGAACTGGCGAGTGTTGTTTACAGCCCACCGTCGTTCATTTGGCATTGTCATTAGGGCGTTACTCCAATCTGCAAAAGGGGTGGATTGCTCAGTATGGTACTCTCCGAGGAGACGTATCGAGCAATCCGTAAACTATAGAACTATTATATCAAACTTGACTAAGAATGTCAACCATTATTTTTGTAACATTAACTTCTGAATCCATTCTGCCTTGAATTCCTCAAGAAGGTATTCATTCTCAGCAGCTTGTAACAGAGTGTCTCCATTACAGATAGTGACTTCAGATGGGTCAGCGTTATCCATGATGTAGTTATTATAATCACTAAAGATATCATTGAGATCTTCAGCCATAGCTTCTTCAAAAGCTATATTCATAATATCTAAGTTTTCTCTGTTCATCTTAAAAGTTTCCATGTTAGTCAAATTCATAATTAAGCAGCCTTACAAAGTGAAGCAGTAACAGTCCAAGTACAATCATCATTGCCTTCAACTTTAAGATTCTTAGTGTTAACTTTTAGAACCTTTCCAACAACCTTTCCACCAGATTTTTTGTTAAAGGTAACCATTTGACCAACTCTGAACTTTGCTGCAGCTTGGAAAGCGTTTCCACGTTGCTTGCATTTAATCAGCTCAATGATAACGTTAATATCAGTACCTTCAGCTTTGTTGATTAAAGTTTCTAGTTTAGTCATTTCAGTAATAGATAATTTCATAATATATTTCCTTTAAGTTTTAATTTGTTTTATCAATTTATAGTACCATTATATATGGTTTCATAAAGAATGTCAATGGTTATTTTCACAAAATTGCATTTAATTTCATATTAAACCAATTTGACGAATGCATGTTTAACATTAGGAAGACCGAACATACCAATTTCGTCGAAACCGTATAGAACCATACCTTCTTCAACAGGATCAGTACCACTAACGTATTCAACAAGATCAAAGCCTGATGGAATCATTCCTTCGAAGGTATTAATGTTTGGTATGTGTTGTATTTGTGCTTTCATGTTCGGTATTCCTTTTATCAATTTATAGTACCATTATAAACGGTATCATAACTAATGTCAACAACTTTCTTACTCATAATGCATTTAATTTAGAACTTTTCGTTATATAGATCGTAGTTGTTATAACGATATGTACTGTAGAGAATATTCTGAAAAGGTGGGCATTAGATATCTTATAAATAATACGTGAGTAGTTGTACTCTAAAACTTTTAGGACTAAACAGATGGAAGATGTATTTCAGCTAATATCTGATGTTGGGTTACCTATTGCAGGTGCTATCGTAATGGGCGTATTCATCTTTATTATAATAAGACAAATATTCGAAGGAGTGATTGATAATATCAAGACTCTTACGATGTTTTGTAGTAGCTTGGAAAATAGAGCTTCTATGATGTCAAACGAAATGATTAAGATAGACCTATTAGTTAGTTCAGCACTGGGTCTTACGCCTGACATTGATAGAATCGCTCGAGCAGAGAATTTTGTTGAAGATGGAAAGATAGACGTTAGAAGAGATTAGAAAATTTGAATTGAGGAGACGGATATGTTATTTGTAGATTATAAATTTATGGTACCACCTGGGGGTGGGGCGATCATCATGGATAAAGAATTAACCATGGAGAAGCTAGGCATTAGTAAAGGCGATAAGTATATTGTAACAGAAGGAACTGATGGCAGTGTTATGTTTCTAAAAGAAGACGTAGCATATAGCTCTGTTAGACAAAGTAATGTTGAAGATGAAAATCAAACAGGACTTGACATCTAAGATGGATATAGCAAATCTTATTAATGAATACGGATTCCCAGTTGTCATGTTGGTTGGACTTGGGTATTTCGTATTCTTTGTCTGGACCTTTATTAATGATAGGATTCAACCAGAAATTGATAAGCAGCATATGCAACTTATTAAACTTATTGATAGAATGCGAATGTTAGATCAAGACCTTATACGTTTACAACAAAAAGTTAACGTAGTCTTAGAATATCGCCGCATTGATGAAAACCGAGATAAGAATGAAAAACAAGATTAACATTATATTAGCTTTAGCGGTTATGTTCATAGCATTGCCAGCTTACGCAGATATAACACATAAATTTAAGAATCCTAGTTTCAGCGGTATTGGAACTGGTGCGCACTATCTTACGATTGAGAATCAAGAACACTCACGTAAGAAATCTATTGAAGAGGCTTTGGCCTCGGCGGCTGCATCAGCTGAACGTGAAGCTAACAATACAACGTTAGCAAAGTTCATACGAAACTTAGAGAGCAGGATTTATGCGCAGATGTCGAAGCAACTAGTTGAGAGTATGTTCTCTAATGACACAGCTGCGAGATACGGGTCATTTACATTGGAAGGCTCGGTAGTTACATACGAGGTTATTACAAACGAAGACGGTTCTGAGTATATTAAGATGTCTATTACAGACTCAGAAGGTTCTACGACGGTAATAGAAATTCCTGTTGGATCTGGGTACTTCGGTTCGGATCCAGATGGTAACGGGTGAACAACTTGAAACTTATTATTGCTTCGATATTGACTGTAGGTCTATTAACAGGATGTGCGTCAATACCACAGTGGTCTGAGAATCCTAAAGACTGTAAGTATGAAGAAGGATTAAGTAAAGATTTATTAACTGGCATAAACAAAGTAATGTCACGTAAATATATTTGTGTGGAGCCGGCCGAGGTCGTAAAGCTCCCATCGTTTATAGATTTATTGAATTTACCGCCAGCGACTAATATGCCTGTCGTTGCAGTGTATAAGTTTAATGATTTAACAGGACAAAGAAAAGGTAGTGGTCAAACACAATCCTTTAGTACTGCAGTAACACAAGGC